CAGAAAGCAGCGGCTGTAGGCCATGCCGTCATCATCGCGCACGGGCGAAACTATGGTGTTGTTGTTGATCGTCCTGGCCACATCTCACAGATCTTCGGCGAAGGAAGAACGACCGTATCCAGCGTAAGGGGGTCCTTCACATCAAAAGAGGACCGTGCGCGAGCAGTAGATGTGACCTACAACGACGAGCACAATGATTTCAAAAATACGATGATGACCGTCAGGAGTCCCTTGTATAACAAAGATACTGGCGTCGATAATACTACCCAGCTGACGCTTTTCGGCGTCAAAAGAAGGTCGCAGGCATATCGAGAAGCCGTGACCGCACTGGCAACAAGTGAGCGTCAGCTACAATTCATTGAGCTGCAGACGGATATTGACGGTATTGTGGCGGAGTACGGCGACATCGTCGGCTACAACCACGCCGTGAGCAGGATTGGCGTCGCGTCGGGCAGGCTTGCCTCGGCGACGTCGTCACAGGTCACGCTGGACAAGTCGGTGGACCTCGACCCCGCCAAGACGTATGAGGTTTACATCACCCTGTCAGACGATACCATCGTCAAGAGGAGCGTCGCCAGTGTCACGACAGCCGAGAAAACAAACACGCTGACCGTGACGGAACCATTCGATACTGCTCAGATGCCGGCAAAATTCGATAACTATGCGTTCGGAGAATGCGATAAATCCATCAAGCCGTTCCGCATCGTCAGCGCATCGCGCGATGGGGACATGCTTGTTAGTCTGAAGCTGGCTGAGTACGACGAGGAAATGTATGCAACGGAGCTCGATTACAGCAAGTATCCGGTTATCGACTACAGCAGCTCGCCGATCGTGGCAACCATCACATCGCTGACAGCAAAAGAGCAGTCACGGACCATCGACAGAGCGGTCGTGCCGGACGTGGTCGTCACATGGGAGATATCGCGTACCGGCACTGCGCCAAGCGACTACGTCGTGCAGATCAAGAGTCGGAACAGCTCATACGAAGAGCAGGTCAGCACTGAGATGACGACCTATACGTTCCGCGGCGTGCGCGCTGGTGAAGATTACGACATAACAGTCTATTGTGTCTTCGATGCCATCACGATGAGCCATGAGACGACGAGTCTGCACGTCACTGGCGCCACGTACTCGGAGACCAATGCGACTGACCTCATGGTCATGCTCGTCGGCAAGGGCTTTAGCCTGTCCTGGCAAGCTGCAACGGGCTCGGCTATCGCGGCATACAACGTCTACCAGGGAGCCTATGGCGACAAGCTGGAAGCATGCAAATGCATCAGCGAGAAGCAGAAGGGCGTGACATGCTATGCGCCTGTGAAAGACGCCGGCCAATACCAGTTCTATGTCGAGAGCATCGACCAGGAAGGAGAAAGGCTCGGGCAGGTGCTGTCGGGGATCGGCTCCATATCCATGCCCGGGCGCGTGACGGATGCAGAGGCGTATACGATATACCGCCAGTATCAAGACGGCGTGACTGGCTATGACGTAGTGGTTACTTTTGCTTTGCCGTCCACGCCGAGCGTGAAAGATGTGGAGGTCTACTACAAGACAAATCATATCGATATGACGAAAATCAGTGGACCGCTGCCGGAAGGCGTAGCAGCTGATGAGCTTGGATTTTACGCTGATTGGCGATATGCAGGCAAAGGATCTAGTCGGGTTGTCATATCAGCCGCTCAGCTCGGAGATGTGTACAAAATCAAGCTTGTCGCAGAAGATGTGAATGGCTTCACCACGCCGGACAGTGATGCCACATATCTGACTCTAAAAGTTGAAGCAAAGCAGACAGTTCCGAGCACGCCAACTGGATTCGAGAAAGATTTTTCCAGAGGAAAAGGATTCATCTTTGCATGGGATGATGTTACTGACTCAGACGTCGATTTTTACGAATTGCGATATGATCAGAATCCTGGGGCTGAATACAACCTGATGGGGCGTGCGCAGGGGACGAGATTGATTGTCGAACGGCTGGAAGAGAGAAGCGCGACAATCTACTTGTATGCACACAATGCCACCAAGAAATATAGCTATCCGGCAAAGCTGAACTATGACTACCCAAAGCTAAATGCACCAGCTGGAATAACAATCGATAAGGCAATTTTGTCGGTAAACCTTTCCGTACCAGAACTGATTGTGGGGGCTGACGGCGTAAATTTCTATGTCGATGGCAAGAAAATCGACATAGGCAAGAATACGCATTATGCATATGCCAATGTACCGGGAATCTATACCGTATCGGCATGCTATTACGATGTGTTTGGTGAGGGATATATGACGACAGATTATCAAGCTGTCATCGAGCCGCACATCGACGAGAAATATTTTGCCGACGAGTCGCTCTCGCTGAGAATGATGGACGAGACAATGAAGGGGGCCGTCGCAGACGCACAAGAAGCCATCCCACGACTCGAGGCAGTAGACGCCAATATCGCCGAGCTCAAGAAAACAGACGAGAGCATCACGAGCACGGTACAGAGCAATAAAGCCGCACAGGACAAGAAAAATCAGTCACTTGATACCGACATCTCACAGCTCAAGCAGACAGCTGAGAGCATCACGAGCACAGTGCAGAGCGACAAAAAAGAGCTGTCGTCACAGATCTCTCAAAATGCAGACAAGATCACCAGCGTCATCACAAATCTCGGCGACCCGGCAAAAGCCAGCGCGGCCTACTCAGCTATTGCACAGATGGTCGATGCTATCCAGCTAAGAGTCACGACAGATAATCTCAAAGAAATGGGGCAGAGCGGCCAGCTCATGTCGTACATCAATCTGACCCCGACGACCGTGTCTATCTTGAGCAGGCTGCTGCACATCACAGCTGACACGCTTATCGACGGCAATGTCATCACAAACGGGATGATAAAAGCCGGGGCCATTACGGCGGATAAGCTCGCAGCGAGCATCATTGAGCTGACAAAAAGCCAAGGCATCAAAGGTGGTAGCGTCGTACTTGATACGAGCGGATTGGCGTGTACAGATAGTAACGGCATGACGATCCAATTTGGGCAAGATGGCATGACATCAAAGGATAAAAACGGCAATAAATTCTCAATCCTTGCTCAGTGTATGATGGGAGTCGCAAAAAATGGGCAGTATGTAAAATTTGCAAATCCGTGGACAGAGATACCGGTCGTCATCATTACACCTCAAAATGTGCAAACAAATAATCCATCTTACTCTACATCAAAAGTCAGATTACACTGCTACGCAGAGGACGTATCCGTTAATGGATTTCGCGTGAGGGCATATAGTGGCATTGCAGAAGGTGCTGGCTCATTTGCGCAGTATCAAGAGTGTGGCTCAATGAACTGGACAATCTGGAGAAGTGGCTCTGATAGAAATGTGACACTACCATATGGTAGCCGCTCTATTACCTTTACTGTAAAAATGCCAAGTAATGCAAGCCGCGTGGCGTTTCATGGTAGATTCGGAATGAATCTCGGCTATAAATATAGTAATTTTGTTAGATTTCCAAACAGCGCATCTCAGAATATTTCTATAAAGTGCAATGGCAAAGAGACGTATAATGGCATGTTCTTCTCGAATGATAATAATAATGAAATACACGGACCATCAGGAGTGCATGGAACAGATGAATACTGCTCATATGTGTCAAATGTTTTTACTGTTGCGCAGGGAAGCGACCTGACATGTACGCTCACTCTAAGCCCGTGGACTGAGCATGACGGCGATGACTCGGACGGTCTTAGAGTATGGCTCATTATTGATTCGCTCGATGTATACGTTGACGGTGAGCAGATACTTGATAATGACGGCACAGGCGCCTTTTTTGTGGTCAACCGCAGTAATGGCCTATATACGCTACAATGAGAGGATGTGATATAAATGCTAGACGGATTTCAGTATCTCGAGGAGCGCGACGCGAGCGACAAGATTGTGCGCGCTGGCGTCGTAAGCAAAAAATCGGCTTTTGTCTCGCCTGAAAATGCGGGCATCTATGACGCGATCGCTAAAGACCTGCGACTGCTCGCCGAGGCTACGACATCACTTGCCGATGATGCCGACCTGCAGCAGATCCTGACTCAGGTCAAGTCGATGTACGACGACATGCGCACCAACCCAAATTTTGGCAGCACCGCCGCCAAGGCGCAGGCTGAGGAAGCGCTCAAGCAAGCCCAAGCTGCCGCCGCCAGCGCCGCCTCGGCGAAGGAGTACAGCGACAAAGCTACAAGTGTCGCGTCCGCGATCGCCGCCGTCGAGAATTATTTGAAGACCATTGAGACGCTCGAAAAGTCGGTGTCAGACAATGCCACCATCGCGACTAATAAAGCGCAGGCCGCAGCTACCAGCGAGACCAATGCCGCCACCTCGGCTTCGAATGCAAAAAAGAGCGAGGCCGCCGCGGCGTCATCTGCATCCGCGGCAAATACTTCAGCGACCGCAGCAAAGACATCAGAGACAAACGCATCCGGTAGCGCATCGGCCGCTGCCGCCAGCGCCAAGTCGGCAAGCGCATCCGCGACAGCCGCATCCAAATCGCAGAGCGACGCGGCATCATCCAAAAGCGCTGCAGCAGCGTCGCAGACAGCAGCAAAGACCAGCGAGACAAATGCAGCCACTTCAGCGTCATCGGCCTCGAAGTCAGCCGACAGCGCTAAGGCGTGGGCAGTATCGACCAGCTCACCGGATGGTGTGTCCGATTCGGACAGTCCGACAGGCAAGACGCAATCCGCCCGCACGTGGGCACTTGCTGCCGGGGAAGACGCAAAAGCCGTCGCAGCAAATACCAAGACGACGGCCGATAATGCGGCAAAAGCGCAGGCCGTCGTCGATAATGCGACAAAATCCATCCAAGCCGACGCGTCGGGAGACTGGAATATCACCGCCGCAAAAGCAAAGGCCGACGCTGACGGCAATACAATCAGCACGACGTATCTCAAGCGCTCGGGCGGCACGATGACTGGCGTGCTCAATCTCGCTAATAATGCCTGGAATGCAGTCGGCGACGATGCGGCCCTTGGCGACCACAATCGCGCAGGGCACATCTGCATTAAGGGGCTCAACGCGCCGACCGGCATTGCAATGTACAAGCAGGGGAGCGACAGCGATAGCGATGCCGCTCACATCGTCTATAATGGCAGCACAATTAATATCGACAAGCGGCTGACCGGCCTCGCCGCTCAATTTTACATCGACAGCGACGGCTACCTCGCGTACCGCGACGCACTATAAGGGAGGAGCAAATAAATGAGCGATAATACACCGACAGCGGCCGACAAGGCCCGCTTCCACAATCTTGAGCAGTCAAAGATGCAGAGCAATGCTCAAGAGCGTATGGCCGAGGCCCTCGAGGCACTGGCAGGCAAGAGCACAGGCACATACGAAAATCTGATACTCGCGCTGATTGACGGCACAGCGGCAGGCTTCGAGCGCGCACTCAAGACCTACCTGGCCGTCAATGGCATCACGCGCGACAGCGACGCCGCAAGCATCACCAAGCAGGTCACAGCCTTTTATAATCTCCTGCAGGATAATTACGAGTGGGATGGCACGACGGTCTTTAATGACCCGGATGTCGCATCAATGTCAACCGGCACACGCGGCGGCGACAATGCGGGTATGGTCTGCACGCCGTCGTCCACGACGACAGAAGGCCGTGACGATTACGCTGGCCTGCCACTTTTTGCTTGCATCGACTGTAATTGGGTGATTGACGCGACGAGCTTGACGCCGCAGATTACGGCAATCGATGGCGTCTGTGGCAAATTTGTCCGCGATGATCCGACAAAATTTGTCGGCGTGCTGCAGATGACCGGCTATCACTACTACACCAACCCAGGTGAGGCGAGCAATAAGACATATCTTGAGGGATACCGAATTGGCCCGGATGCAAGCCGACCGAATTGCGCGCCGATGCCAGAAGCAGTTAGCCCGGATGGCACTGTCCGCCCGTGGATGATCCACGGCAAGTACGCGGCTGGCCTAAAAGATGGCAAATTTACCTGCTGCAGCGGCATCGCCGAAGAAGGACAGCTGTCACACAATAGCTGTCATACATACGCATCAGCCGTCGGCACGGGCTACTCGTCGATGTGCGCGTGCGATCTCGGCTTTTTGCAGCTGATGACACGTATCAAGTACGCCTCACTGACGCTCGAGGATGCAATGGATTTTGCGTACCGCTATTGGTACAGAGATGTAGCGACGGTCGCTGAGACCGGCGTCAAGCGCATCATCATCGCCGCTGCGTCGAAAAATAGCTACGTCGTCGGCTCACAGATCATCGTCGGCACGGCAGCAGGTAATGACGTGCAGGATGCCGCGATGTATAGCGTCAGCGGTCAGAATGGCTGGACAATCACCGACATCACGGACGTCACGATCAATGGCACGGCATACGCAGCAATCTACGTCGACGCGCCGAGCACCTTTGACACCGGCGCAGGCAATAGCGATGCGTCAAAAAATACAGCAATCCATACCGTGCGCTGGAAGACGGGCAGCACTGACGATATCAAGGGCAATGACGGCGCGATCGACCTGAAGAGTGGCAAATATCCAATTAAGCTACAAGGCATCGAATTTGGTCTAGGCGCATATGAGATTGTCGGCGATACGATCCTTAAGCTCTATCAGGATAGTGCTGATACGACAAAATACTGGTACGAGCCGTACACCGTCAAAAAAGCCGCAAATCAGTCGACCGGCTTGACCGCAAATTACATCGCATCCGGCGCAAAATTCGACCAGAGCGTCGGCGAGGGCTACATCAAAGCACTCAAATGGGGCAAAG